CTCCCTTCATCGTCTCCAATAGCTATCATAGCTGCTCTGACAACATCTTTGCCAGCCGCGGAACCTATAGCTGATGTAGCACCATTACCTGATGTATGTGTAAAATTTAGCCTAACCAAAGCTCCGTTCAATGCACATACAGGCGCTACCTGTTCTTCAGCTATTGATTCCATTACTCTAATTTCCTCGTCAGTGAAACCCATCCTCCTAGAAATGTGGAAATGCTTCCTCCATTGGTTTCTCATAAGACTCTGTGGTAATGTCTTGTCAAATGCCTTGAAATCTAGAATAATTCCGTTCTCATTCAAATAATCTTTCCCGTCGATCAAATGGTGATGCATTCTGTCTTGATCAAAACCAGCAGGATCTAAGGAAATAGCACTACTTACACCAAAAGGATTTGTGTACAAAAAGCTACAGCTCGCTGTGTAGTACATATTGAAAGATATGACAGAATCCATAGGTAAAGCACTAAAAGCTCTAGTCCTAAACTCTTTGGCTTTTTTCTCCTTGAGCGCTTCGTCCTTCAAACAGAATTTAAAAACAGTGTCACTTGTTTCTCCTTTCTTGTAAGTTTCAATCTTATCTTCAACATCTTTCTGAACATAATCGTTGATGACGTAAGGGTAGTCATCATTGATTACGTGATCTCCGATCTTTTCACCATATTTGATTCCAGCGGATGTTGACATTTTGACACCGTTTGCTGCTTTAACTCCAGGAAGTCCATTAACAGCCTCATCTATTGTTAAGACTCGTTTTAAAACTTCCTCATCCTTCAAATATTCATCAAGCAAAGTGTCAATTTCCTTGATAGACGCGTTGTACGCTCTCTCCAAATACGATTGCGGAATTTTACACTCGCAAATGTTCAATTCCTCAATAAGATTGACCCAAGGACATCTAAAAATTCCATCAACAGTTTCTCCTTTCGATGGGGGCACAACGTAAGGATTCTTGTCGACACCAAAAAAATTTAGAACTTCTTTCATCATTGGCGTTTCGACTGTTGAGAATTTAGTATTACCACTCCTTCCAATATCACCGAAAATTT